AAGGCTAAGACTTTTGTAGATGAACAGTATTCATTCACAGGAAAGAAGACTTGCGAAATCATGCGTGACGCACTAAAGGTTGAACATGGTAATCAAGTATTTTCTGACGATGAATTAAAGATTGCTTTCAAGTTACTCAAGAAATCACAATCAAACTTAACCAACTTTGGCGATAGTAAAACAACTAACCCTTATTTAACTACTGGCGAAAAGGAGCTTTAATATGGCATTCGCAACCGCATTTTCAGCCGAGCAAACTAATGTTGGCGCAGGCACTACACTAGAAGCATTCTCTTTTGATGCTTTAAATTCACAAGTCTTTGAGAGCGGCTTAATTGTCGGTCGATTCGCTAAGCTAGATACTGGCTCACTTGATAACATGGATGCTTCTGCAACTCCTGTTGTGGCTGGTGTTGTTAAGCGTGAAGCACGTTATCCTATGGAAGATGGTAGCACTATCACAGCTTCAGCAGGTAGCCCGGTAGACGTTTCTTACGTTCGCAATGGTTATGTTGCAGTTGAAGTTCTAACTGGTGATACTCCGGCAATGTTTGGCACTGTTTACGCAAACAACACAACTGTTGGTTCATACGGCAAAGCGACCACAACAGCAACTTCTAACATCGACGTAGGTGCAGAGTTCATTAAAGAACTTAAAACTGGCGTTTGGTTAATCCGAATCAAATAAGGGGTAATATATGAAAATTAAAGAATTATTTAACATGGCAGATATTGCCGCAGTTGATGCTCAGGCGCGCAAGTCATTTGGTGATAACTACGCTGGTAAGGCTTATGAATTTGAAGACTCAGACGGTGGTGTTGTGCTGGGACGCTCTCTAGTATCAATTGACCCACGAGTTTTCGAGAAGCAGTACGCAGGACTTAACTTTTTGAATGCTGGCGTAACGGTTTCTAATATCGGTACAGATGCAAATACTATCGAGTCAATCCGTGTTGCTGATATTGGTGGATTCTCTTCTGGTCATGGTAATGATCGCAACGGTGGTGTAATCTCTATCGCTGGTGAGAACTCAACCATTAACGTAGCATATGAAGATGCGACTTCTAACTGGAACGACCGTGAAGCACGCCAAGCATCTATGCAGGGCTATTCGTATGTTGACCGCTTAGTACAAGCACACTCAAAGTTATATCAGCGTCGCATTGATGAAATCGGCTTAACTGGTAATGGTGTGAACACTGGTGTAACTAACTACACTGGTTTCTCTTCTGATTCAGCGGCAGGAGTATTCACTGGCTTAACAGCTATTCAAATGTATAATGAGGTTAAAGACTTCTTGAACTTACAGTTCAATGCAGTATTCAATACCGAAGCATACATGGCTAATCAACTAGCTATGCCAGTGTCTGTTTATAACTTGATGCAGGGTACTTTGTTATCAGAAGCCAACGGTTCAAACGTAACTGTTTTAGAAAAGCTTAAAACAACATTCCCGGGTGTTAACTTCTATGCTACTTCTAAGCAGACTACTAAGATGACAGCTTATTCAACTAATGAAGAGTCTATGGTGTTCCGTATTCCGAACCCATTAACGCTTTCAGAAGTTACTAAGAACGGCTTTAACTTCAACGTACAGTCTTACTTTGGTGTTGCAGGTTGTGACTTCTTAGAAGATTCAGCAGGTTATCACCTAACTGGTGTTGCGGCTTAATGATTGGGGCGCAAGCCCCTTTTAAGGAGATAGTATGGCAATCGTAAAGAATGAACTCAAAGGTAAACAGCGAGTATTGAATAGCTTGGTTAATCCAGGTGAAACAATCGATCTAAAAGCTGATGAGATGAAACTACCAAAAATTCTACACGCTTTAGAAACTGGCACACTGTCAGAGGTTAAAGAAGCACCAAAGCCAACCAACAAGGCTAAATAATGTCATTGCTAACTGATTTTAAAACACGCTTCACAGAACTAGATGCAACTCAAGCCGATGCAATTGTGCCAACGCTTGAATCTGTATGGCCTTGCTATTATGGCGGTAGTTATGAGGTAGCGTGTGACAAAGAAGCGATTTTAAACCTGGTGGCTCACTTGTTTGTTGATGAAACGACAAGTGGCATAGGTTCTTTAAAATCAGTGGATTCTAAATCAGTTGGCAGTGTCTCTGTATCGTACTCAGCATCTACCACTTCTGGCGGTGAAGGGTACGACTTTTTCAAGACAACTAAATACGGTAAGCGTTTTTGGATGTTGACACAAAAGAACATTGGGGCTAAGTTCGTATGAACCCTCAAGACAGCCTAAAAAAACTTATGCATATCGAAAGAGAGCTAAGACAGGCTAAAAAGTCAGGCGTAAAAGTCGGACTAATCTCCTCCAAAGTTGGAGGCCAAATTTACGGTGACGGCCAAACAGTTTTAAGCGTTGGCGCGACACACGAATACGGGGGCGGTAATGTTCCAATGAGATCNATCATTCCTTAGAACCCCATTTTTAATAAAGAAAAAAGAAATTAGCGCATTTATTAGCTTACAGTTTTCCAGAATAGCAGACGGTAAGACAACAACTGATAAGGCACTTGGGTTGATAGGCGTATATGCGACTAATATCAGTAAGGGCGCGTTCACTTCTCAAGGGTATGGCACTTGGCCGGCTTTTAGTGATGATTATGGAAAGTGGAAAGTTGAATCTGGATATACGCAAATGCTTCAAGTAACTGGCACACTTAAAAACTCTGTAACTTGGGAGGTCGAATAATGCTTCCTAACATGGCAGATGTGCTTACAGACTTTGAGATTGACGTAACGCACGACATATACACTATAACCACGGTTAATTTTGTCGAGACAACAACAAAGACAAGTTCATTGACAATTAAAGCTGTAGTGCAACCAGCAAGTCAAGAGAGATTAAAGGCTTTATCGGTAGATTACAGTCTAAAATATAAACAAGTGCATAGCAAAACTAGCTTAAACGTTGGTGAGTACATAGTATACGAAGGCACTAGCTATAAGATTATAACCCCAGGGGATTATCAGCTATATGGATTTAGTGACGTGGTAGCCGAAGAAGTGAAGGGAGCTATTACATGAACCAGGCCACAATTAATCTAGCCTTGTACGTACGCGACCTTTTAACCGTTGCTGAATCATCTATCGCATTAGGTAGAACAAACAGGTCCCGTGGCGATACTGATGCTTTGCAAATAGTGGTCGACACACTAGCACCAGCGATAGCATTAACCGACACAAGTCAATATGACGGTATAACGGAATTGCAAGAGATTACTCAGGTATGGCAATCGGTTATGACCATTGACTTTATGGGCGCAACAGCATACCAAGAAGCGATTAAGTTTATCACTCGTAACCGACATCAAGTCGGATTTGATTTAAAGCGCACACTTGGAATTGACGTTGGTGCAGTTGGTCAGATTCAAGATTTAAAATTCTTACAGGGTGAGCAATACTCAGAGCGTTTACAGATTCAACTTACAATGACTTATAATGTCACTGCAAACATAGAAACTCTTAGAATTGACACAGCTCAACTCGATACACTCTTAACTAATTAAACGAGGGTTTAAACATGGCAAGTATTAACAATGTAATTAACGTAGCCTTATTCTCAGGCGGTGCATTACTCCAAGACGATAATCCAAACATCGTCTCAATCTTAACAAGTGAGCAAGGCTTTTTATCAACTGCAAAGCGTTATGCTTCGTATGTAGATATTCAGTCGGTTGCCGGTGATTTTGGCACAGCATCAAAAGCGTATAAATTTGCTCAAACATTCTTTGCACAATCACCAAATCCAGTAAACGTAGGCGGACGATTGATTATCGGTTATTGGCGTGGTTCTTCTGAAACGGTAGCGGCAACGGCTGGTACATTAACTAGCCCACAACTAACAGAAGCAACTGTTATTAGTCAGCTACAATCCATCTCAGACGGTAGTTTTACTATTACGGTTGACGGTGGTATCGCTGAAGATGTTACGGCATTAGATTTGCGGTCTATTACTTCACTAGCTGAACTGGCGACATTACTAGACACTGAAATCACAGGTGCAGGAGTTACGATTGCAGATCAAAAGATTGTAATCACATCAGCTACAACCGGGGCAACTTCTGCAATTAGCTATTTGACTGATGCTGGAAGTGGTACATTCATCGGTGATATCCTGTCTCTAGCAACTGGCACAGGTGCGGTTATTGTTGATGGTGCGGCTAGTGATACTCTAGCGGTTGAAACTAAAGTTGAAGCAATCACAGAACTTAAGTCTCAAATCAATATCAAAGGGTTTATGTTTATCGACAACCCAACTGATGTTGAGAGTAAAGATTTGGCAACGTGGTCACAAGCAAATAAGGTACTTTCTTATGACGTGTTTGATTCAGCGACAAACCTAGAAGTAGACCCTACAAATGCTGTTTGGGATATTAAGTTATCAAATCTTTCTAACTATCGTATGTTCTACACGCCAACAGGAAACCGCCAACAAGCAGTAGTAGCTATGGCGAAAGTTCACCTTGTTAACTTCAACGGTGAGAACACAGCGCAAAACCTAAACATGAAAGAAATGGTTGGGATTGCAAGTGATGATTTATCCCAAACAGTTATTGGCAAGGCGTTAAAAGTTGGTTTATCGGTTTACGTTCCATTTAAAGGCGGTCAGGTTTCTAAGATTCTTGAATCAGGCGCCAATGACTTTGCAGACAATCGTTACAACTTAATTGCTTTTGAAGATTCTATTCAGACTCAATTGTTTAACTTGTTAGGCGGTACAGCCACTAAGATTCCACAAACGACTCGCGGCATTAATCAGATTATTGATACGGTCGAAAAAGTATCTCAGCGTTTTGTACGTGCGGCAGTATTTGCACCTGGCACATGGTCAAGCCCTGACTCATTCGGTGATTCTGCGGTATTCAATCGTGCAATCAGTGAGAAAGGTTATTACTGGTTATCAGGCGCATTAGCAGACCAGTCACAATCAGATCGTGAGGCGCGTAAATCACCGGTGATTCAAGGTGCTGTTAAGTTAGCCGGTGCGGTAAACTCAATCGACGTTATCGTTTTCGTAAATAAATAAGGGGTAGACAATGGCTATTATTTCATACGCGGCAGACAGTGCCACACTAACGCTTAACGGTTATGTTTTCACTAACCTTATTGCTGGTGATACAATGGAGCTTGCACCGGTTAATGATGCAACAAGCCAAGTTGAATCGGCTGCAGGTGTATCAATCACGACTCGTTCAGACAAGGACGTTCACACTTTAACAGTGCGAGTACAGAAGAATTCGCAAGATGATATTTTCTTGAACTCAGCGCGTAACTCTTCAACACCAACCGTATTAGAAGGCAGTTTGAAAGAGAACTTTACTAAAGATAGTACTGACGGAGTGGACAACGTATCACTAGAGGGTGGCTCTGTTACAACTCAGCCAACAAGCGTTAAAAACAACCAGGAAGGAAACGGAGTACATGAGTACATGATTCGCTTCCGCTTTGCTATTAGAACTATTTAAGATTCATTACCCAGGTGAAAGCTTGGGCATGGATGACCGGGGAATAAGATGGTTAAAAAAGCAATAGATCAGCAAGTCGAAGAATCACAAAACCAAGTAAAATCTGTTTATGATGATAAGGTTGCAACTATTAACGGCACTGATTACGAATTTTCAACATTCACACACATGGAGCGCAAGAAAGTATTCGCGTTTATGTCTTCAATCGTAAACCCTAACGATGGCTCTTTCCGTACGGACTTCTGGGATGAACCTAGATTCAATGAGGTTGAGCAATTAATTAACACCAAAATAACTGTTGATGGCATTCAAATTAGCAAGAAACAAGGGTTTTGGGATAACGAAGAATATGCAGAGGATTACATTGGGTTCATGATGTTGGCTATGCAGGTAGTCAGCTACCCTTTCATGAAAGGCGGCCTTGGGAAGTAAGATTCTCAATCCCCGCCAGTGATGAAAGCTTAATACGTCACACTAATTTAAGCGATGATATGGTTATGTATTGCACATTATCAGAGTTTGGCTTTGGTAGCATTAAAGAATTGATGACTTTTGACACGCCTGATATACTTGACATGTTGGAATTCATCCAGATAAAAAGCGCAATAGAAGACAGTGCAATGAGGAAATCAAATGGCAATAGTTAATACAGATGTAGTCACACGATTTGCCTTTCAGGGTTCTATTGAGCCATTGACTAAATACAATGCCACACTAAGCAATTCTATCAAATTTATTGCCGCATCTACTGTGGCAATTTCCGCTTCAATGACTGCTTTCACTGTATGGATTCAAGGCATTTCAAAAGCTAATGATGCGCTTGGGCAAATGTCTCGAACCACTGGCGTTAGTGTTGAAGTCATGGGTGAACTTGGATATGCGGCACTACAGAACGGCTCTAATATTGGTGCAATTACATCAAGCATGAGCGCACTCAGCCAGAAGATAGGAGAAGCTTCTTTAAAAGGAAGTGAAGATTTTGCCCGTCTTGGTATCTCTATCTATGACACATCAGGAAGATTAAAGACAGCAGATAAAGTTTTCTTAGACTTTCAGAAGCGCGTACATCAACTTAAACTTTCACAACAACAAACTCAGGATTTTGCAAGTAAGCTTGGTATTGACCAGAGCCTTGTACAGTTACTTTCTAAATCCTCTTCTGAAATGGACGAGCTTAGAAAAAAGGCTATTGCTCTAGGGCGCGTGACAACTGCACAATCAGATTCAATGCTTGCCTATAATGATACCGTTGCCACAATGGGGTTTGCGCTTGATAACTTAAAAGCTCAAATAGCTGTTGCAGTAATACCACAACTTCAAGAACTAGCCAGAACTTTCACACAATGGGTTGTCGCTAATGCCGATAAAGTAGTGGCGGCATTTAAGGGAATTGTCGAATTTGGCAAGGCGTTAATGGATAGCGTTAAACGTATGTCTCCTTTACTCTTAACTTTAGCGGCTGGTCTGCTAGTTGTTAAAGTGGCTACAATGGGACTTGCTGGCGCAATGAAAGCATTGTCGGCTATTCCAGTTATTGCTCTAATCACTGGCGTTTATCTAGTTATTGACGATTTAATCACGGCATTTGATGGCGGTAAATCAGTGATATCAGGTTTTTATAAAGACTTGTTTGACCGCGATGTTGTCGAGGATTTAAAGACAGCATTTAAGTTTATCAATGAGAATGTATTGGCCCCAACTATCAACGGCTTCAAGCAATTGTGGGAGATAGTCAAGTCTGTTTGGGAGGTGCTTTCTAAGGTTGGCAGTGCTATGAGTAGTTTCGGTGGAGCGGTATTAAACTTTGCAGGTATCGGCGGCGATCAGTCAGCACAGATGCAACCATCAGCTAAACAATTAATGTCATCAGGAGGTGGCACTTCAAGCTCTAGCAGTACGGTTAATCAAAATGTGACCATTGATGTTAAGTCTAACGACCCAGTTAGAGCAGGGCAGGAAGTTGTAAACCAGCTGAACCAGCAAACAGAAAGCGCATATTATCAGGCTGGGCGAGGTGCTAGATGATTGAAGCATTGTTGAATAGCCAAATAGAAACTAAATCAACTGACATAGGTATCGGTGGATTCACTCTGTTTGCGCGTGTGCGTGATGTAACAAGTTACACTTCAAGCGCACCAACTACTTACCTTGAAGACGGTAGCCCAATACAAGACCATATTATTAATGACCCATTAACTATTTCAATAGATGGCGTGGTCGGTGATGTCTATATTCAAAAGTCAGCTATTGAAAAGCAAATCAACCAAGTAAATGAGTTGTTAGGGCAGACTGAAATATATTTGCCATTACGCACACAAAGCCAAATACAAAAAGTTAATGCTCTTACGAGTGAGTTTAGAGATAAGGTTAGACAGATTGATAGACTAATTGACACAGGTAGAAGTATTCTAAGCTTTGGCAGTCAGTCAAATACCAAGAGCAATCAGGAAAAGTTTATCGACATGATGGAAGCTTATCACGATGCAAAAGCCTTAGTCGTGATTGATATGCCATTCAGACGATTAACACAAATGAGAATCACTGATTTATCTATTGTAAAGGACGCTACAAGCGGGGCAATCAGTTTTAAGCTATCAGCGCAGAAGATTAGATTTACACAGCCGATATACACTCTTAACGGAGCTTTAAGGAAGAAACCTTCTGGCGGTGTTGCTAATCAAACTGGTGGAACATCAGACAAGGGTGGTCAATCAGGTGCAACGCCTAGCGAATCACTATTAAGCTATGGCAGTAGGATTTTGGGATTATGATTAAATTAGAAAATATAACATCAGAGCCTTTCCAAAGACATGAGATTATTAGTGATGGAGGCAATGTTGTCATTATCTTAAAATTTCACGATGTTATTGGAATTTGGACAATTGATGTAGAGCGTAACGGGACAGAAGTTAAGGGTGTTAAGTTATCATCAGGCGTTAAGCATATTCAATCTAGCTTATTAGGTGTTGATTTTATCGTATTTTCTCAAGGAGATATTGACCCATATAAAATTGATGACTTTTCTAGTGAACGCTGTACTTTGTTAATGGTTGATTATGACACAATTTAACCGCGACTATTTTCTTGTTGTTGAATACGATAATGTGAGCGTAGAAATTAGGCCACCTATGCGAATCGTATTTGATGGCTATAAGTCAACTGGCGGAGGGCTTAATAAACTGACGGTAATGATTTACAACTTGAAAGAATCGACACGCCTAAAGCTTATTAAAGACCCAGAGCAACAAAAAAGAATAAATGTTACTTTACAGGTTGGATATAAAGGGCAATTACGCGATGTATTCAAAGGACAGATATACAAGGCATCAAGCAGCCGAAGCGGTGCTGATTACATTACAAAGCTCGAGAGCTTAGACGGTGGGTTTGCTTTCTTTAACTCTAAGACTACTAAGACGATTAAAAGCAAAGATAACGCAATCAATCAAGTATTAATTGATGCAGGATTAGAACGTGGGGCGATCAGTTTACCAAGTCAATTAACACGCCCAAAAGTAATGGTAGGAAATTCAATACAGCTTTTAGATGACTTTCTTGAAGACGGTTATTCTTGGTATATCGACAATGGAAAGTTGAATATAATTAATGAGAATGGCGAAGCATTGCAGGGATTCATCCCAGTGGTATCACCTGAGACAGGATTAATTACAACCCCGTCTAGAGAAATGTCTATAATTACTTTTGACACATTAATAAACCCGTCTATCGTATTGGGTGGGTTATGTCAATTAATCAGCACAGTAGCACCGCATATTAATGGCAAGCATAAAGTGTATGAGATTGGCTTTAAAGGTGATTATGATGGTGATAGCTGGCAAATGTCGTGCAAATGCAACGTAGGAACTTATGAAACAGTTAGATGATGTTATAAAACGATTTATCAATGATTCTGTATCTAAACTACATACAGTTACAATCGGGCGCGTGGTGAAAGTGTCAACTAAAACAATCGACGTTCAGCCGGTCATTAACCTAATTTACAATGGTGAAGATTTGGAGCTTCCAGTTTTGGCAGAAGTTCCACCAGTATTTATGCAAGGTGGTGGAAGCTATACAGCTCATCCTATTGCTGTTGGTGATTACGCTTTGGTGATTTTTACAGAGCGAGCTTATGATAGATGGTACGAAGGTGTTGACGGTGTGCGCCCACCAGAGTTAAGAATGCACGACTATTCTGACGGGTTTGCCATTGTTGGAATTAACCCATTATCAGGTGCAATTGACATTCCGAGTGTAATAACTCAAATAGGTGATGCGTACCAAAGTGGAAACTATGAGCATATTGGCAATGTAATGCAAACAGGTGATAATAACCAGACAGGCGACTATATTCTCAATGGAAATTTAACTTTTAACACAGTTGAAACAAGTGGCCAGAGCGGTGTGAGTGGTACATTTCAAAGTAATGACTTAAAAACAATAACCGTAACTAACGGTATTATCACAGGTATCGCATAATGAGAGTAAGACGAATTGATGCAAGTGGAGATTGGCAGTTTGGCCGTGGCTTATCAGATTACGCTAAAGATGACGAAGCCATTAAGCAAAATGTATCCACTCGAATTAAGTCATTTAAAAATGATTGGTTCTTAGATACCGATGCAGAGATTGATTGGTTCGATTTGCTAGGACGCAAAGGCACACAAGAAGAAATTAAGCGTGAAGTCGAGCGCGTAACTCTGGCTACTGATGGGGTTTTACAAATCAATAGTTTAGAATTGACACGTTCAAACAGAAGTGCTAGGATTCAACTAGAAATAACTACAATTTTCAGTACGGAAATATCAATTAACCTGGGGCTTGAACAGTGACTTTAGCAATTACACCGCAAGGGATAACCACAGACACGCTTCAAGAAGTATTCGATAGATACGTAGCTGAGTATAAAGCCATATATGGCGAAGATATTGACCTATCACAAAACACGCCAGACGGTCAAAGAATTGGCATTGAGTCTAAATCTATTGCAGATATTCAGGCGGCATTGTTAAGTCTTTATAGCTCATTAGATATTGACTTTGCGGAGGGTGAAGCCCTTAATAGAGCTATTAAATACGCTGGTATAGTTCGCCGTACAGCAACCTATTCAACTTGGGATATTAACGTAACTGCAAGCGTGTCAACAACTCTATACCAAGACTACACAATCAAAGATGATGCTGGTCAAGAGTGGATTAGGCGAGTTCCTATTACTATTCCATCAGGGATTACTACCGTAAGTTTTGAGTCTAAAGACTTGGGTGCTATTAATGGGTTAATTACCGCGACACTTGAGCAACAAACAGTAATACCAACAATCACATTATTAGAGCCTGATGGCTCTGCAAGCGTTGGGCGTGAAGAAGAAACAGAACTTGAACTTAGGACTAAGCGAAATAGAAGCATTGAGAATCCAAGCTATTCAACCGTTGGCGGGCTAACTGCGAAAATATATGCGCTTGATGATGTTACTGATGTCTACGTCTATGAAAACTCAACAAATGTATATGATGCAGCTTTAGACCTTGATGCCAATTCTATTTGGGCAGTTGTTGAAGGTGGGCTAATCTCTGATGTTGCAGAGACAATTGCCAAGCAAAAGACAGCAGGTACAGGGTTAAAAGGATCTGTCACTGGCACTTATATTGAGACTCTGCCAAATGGTCGAGAGCTTACTCACGAAATGATATTTGATAGACCTACGATTATTGATGTCTATGTGACCCTTGACGCTACTAGAACTGGTGCATCCGCTGTAGATGCTGATTTAATTAAAAATAACCTAGCGGCACAAGATTTTCTAATTGGCGATGCGCTAGACGCTTTTACCTTGTATGATGTTGCAAGCACAGGTCTTGTAGGGGCTTTTCTTTCTGGACTTGAGATTAGTGATGATAATATCACTTTTACATCAGGCCGCCTTGATTCTGTTACTGGTGGTAAATATAAAATACAAGTCGTTAATATAACCGTTACTGAGATTATTCCATGAGCGAGTTGACCAATTTTTATACTGACTTGATAGATATACAGTATCAAGATCAGACTAAAGCCAAAGCAGAAATGCTTATGAAGTTTTTAGAAATTAACTCTATACATACATTTATTT